TTAATGCTCTGTCGCCAATCTGTCGCCATTGTAGGTCAACGAAGGTTGAGCCTTCCCTTTGTTTGTTACAATTTCATCAAAGATAGCTGGATTATTATCTTTCAGTAATCTTGCTAGTATAATGATTTGCCCAGACGAGCCATCATCCTTGAATGAAAGAAAATTATCGGTAATATCAAGAATATCAATGGTAAATTTGAAGTAGGTTTCAATTGTATCGCCAAGTTCAATGCTGGACATGAAGTTAGTAATCATTTCATATCCATCAAAGTATAAAGTTGCATGTTCATTTAACTCCATGGGAGTTAGGCAAAGCATTCGATTAAGTTCGGATAAGTGTTTTTCTATTGAATGAAGAGATTGCATTTGACGGATTAAAACTTCGTCAAACTGAGAGCCACGATTAGATGAATTTATCTTCTCTAGGTTTTTTAGTATATCAACCCAGTGATTATTTACTTCACGTATGTATTCTTTATCTGTATTTTTAGGCCGTCCCTTCTCTGGTGAGCTATTTATGAAAATATATCTATATAGATGTATTGGGTAGTTAATTTTATAACTTATCTCTTTAGTACCATAATGACGTTCGCGTTTAATGGTTTTGTTAGGTAAATTGGTGAAATAATCAGTAACGAACTTTAGATGGCTATAGTAGCTATCAGATAGATTCTTTTGCTTGGTTTCCTCAATTTGTCGGTTTGTTTGAACTGTGCGGTGTATGTTTGCTACGACAGCAACAAATGGTATGGACAAAGAAAGTAAGGCGATAGGAAGCTTGCTAATTGCAATGAAATTATTAAAGCCCTCACTATCAAATTGAGGGGAATGTCCAAGCCAGGAAAATATACCAAAGTATATCGCTGAAAATACAGGAATCCTAAGTGATTGTTTAAATAAGTATTGACTTGTTAATGGCCTTTCATCCATGTTAAAGCCTTTTTTTGATACGCATAGATATAATTCAAGGCATATATATATAAAATATATTATGATAAGTAAGTACGATATCCATGGGTATTGTTGGATATAGTTATTAACAAGCACTTTCTAATTTTCTCCATCCAAGGTTAGCAAGAGGATTTTTGGTTACAGCATCTTCCAGATGGTCGGGAGCGAAGTGGGCGTAAATCATTGTCATTTTTATATCGACATGGCCCAGAATATCGCGCAGCACCAGTATGTTTCCGCCATTCATCATAAAGTGACTTGCAAATGTATGTCGTAATACGTGTGTGCATTGCCCTTCTGGTAGCTCGATACCAGCTCGTTTAACCGCACGTTCAAAAGCTTTCCTACAAGGTGTAAATAATTTTCCCCTATTCTTAGGCAGTTCTTCATATAAATCCTTTGAAATAGGCACTGTTCGGTTTTTCTTTCCTTTAGTCTTGGTATAAGTGATACGGTATTTTGATACCTGATGACTCTGTAAGTTTTCGGCTTCGCTCCAGCGTGCGCCGGTGGCCAAGCATATTTTTGCAATCATCAGCAGACTGGGGCTTTGAGAATCAGCACAGGCATCCAGCAGACGTTTAATTTCTTCCGGGGTCAGGAACGCCAATTCACCCTCAGCAATTTTAAATGTTGGCAGCCCAGCAAGCGGGTTGGGGGCTGACCAGTGGCCCAGCTTTTTCAGTGTACCAAAAACAGATGATAGGTTGCGCTGTTCAAGATTTACCGTGCGGGGCTTAACGGGCGACATAAGCGTGCCATCTTCATTTCGTACTTCACCTTTTAACCGTGCTTCGCGGTATTTCGTAAACTCACCAGCTGTCAGTTCTGAGGCGATGGGATCGCCTAGACCATTACAGATAATTCTAAGTTTCGCCATGAGGCGCTTGGGGTCTGCGAGTGTTTGACCATACAGGGAATACCACAGCTCAATTAATTCTGATAGATGTCGCCGATCTTCCTTTTCCCCTAGCCATGGTTTTTTGTTCACTTCTTCCATTGTGAAGCTTTCAAACGCAATGGCTTCGCCTTTGGTAGCAAATTGCTTACGCACGCGCTTACCATTGCGTCCATTGGGATAGCACTCACACAACCATTTTCCGTTCGGCTGTTTTCTGATGGTCATAAGTTAGAGGTTCTTGATTACTTTGACTGCACGTCCTACGACTTCCACATCATCTACAGAACATTCAAATGAAGTGTCATCTTGGTTAACTACTATTTTGTTTCCGGGTATGCGCGCAATTTTGACGATGCTTTTAACTCCGTCCATATCGACTAACCAGAAGCCATTACTGACTTGTTTAACAGACGTATCCACTACAAAGCTATCATTAGCTGTTTTAACAAATAAAGCGTTGGATGAGTCACCATCGAGCAGGCTGCTATCAAGAAGAATTTCATCACTTGGCTGCAGTTCGCCGTTCTTCAGTTCAACACGTTTGATGCTAGGAGCAACGATCTTAGAAAGTGGTCTTACAGTGACGGGAGGTTCATTTTTGAGATTTATTTCTTCGTTCTCACACGCATACATATCTCCTTGACCAGTAGCCAGCCATAGAAGGGAAGCTCCTGTTTCAAGGGCACATTGGATTACCCATTCGGCAGGAAAGCTATCCCTTAAGTATCTGTTAGCCATAGTGCTTTTTGATACTTCCAGATGTTCGCAGAGCTGCTGTCGTGAGCTGAAGTTGTAAGCCTTAATAAGCCTATTAATCGCATCGCGCCCACCACTATCATTCCCCGCCTTGATTAAACTCATAATCAAACCTCTTGACGTATATAAAAAGTGATCTTAATATCCATTCATGGTTTGAAAAGCAAAACCAAACCACATAAAACAAGATAAAACGAAACCAAACTAAGAGATACTGCACTATGAGTACTGATATTTCAATTCGTGTACCAAAAGAGATGGCTACGCCTGCAGAGTTCGCGGAATGGGAAGGTATCTCCCGCGGCTCCGTGTATCAAAAAATTCACCATGGTCAGCTTGCTAAATACATGGTCAAGAAAGAAAAAAACAAAGGCCGCGTAAGCCTGCGTTATTTAATGTACAAAACCGATCAGGTCCGTGAATCCCTCGGTCATTCCAACTTCCGCGTCATTGTTGGTAAGTAAGTTCAATTATGAGAACTTTCTAAGGGGGTAGCATGTTTGATTATAAGATTTCCAAACACCCGCATTTTGATGAAGCCTGTAGAGCTTTTGCACTTCGTCACAATATGGCGAAGCTGGCAGAACGTGCAGGAATGAATGTCCAGACTCTGCGAAACAAACTCAACCCAGATCAACCGCATCAGCTCAATGCGCCAGATATCTGGCTACTTACCGATCTGACGGAAGATTCAACGCTGGTAGACGGTTTTCTGGCACAGATTCACTGCCTGCCATGTGTACCGATTAATGAGGTGGCAAAAGAGAAACTGCCACATTACGTCATGAGTGCAACCGCAGAGATCGGGCGTGTTGCTGCAGGTGCGGTATCTGGCGATGTAAAAACCAGTGCAGGTCGTCGTGATGCTATCAGCAGCATTAACTCTGTTACACGACTGATGGCGTTAGCTGCTGTTTCATTGCAGGCCCGTTTACAGGTTAATCCTGCGATGGCAAGTGCAGTTGATACTGTAACTGGCCTCGGTGCTTCATTCGGTTTGCTGTGAGGTGCTTATGCTGACGAAAGAACCATCATTTGCATCGCTGCTGGTAAAACAAAGTCCGGCAATGCACTACGGTCACGGCTGGATCATGGGTGAGGATGGTAAACGCTGGCATCCGTGCCGTTCGCAAGATGAATTGCTGGCAGAACTATCAACGAAAAAACGGGGGAACCAATGGCTATTGAAGGCGCTGCGGCGACTGTTCCATTAAGACCCGGTGAACGCCTGAATGGACTTAATCATATTGCGGAGTTAAGGGCGAAAGTTTTTGGCCTGAATATTGAGTCAGAGCTGGAGCGGTTTATTAAAGATATGCGTGATCCACGGGATATCAATAATGAACAAAATAAACGGGCACTGGCTGCCATATTCTTTATGGCAAAAATTCCAGCTGAACGTCATAGCATCAGCATTAATGAGCTGACCACTGACGAAAAGCGGGAGTTGATTAAAGCAATGAATCATTTTCGTGCAGTGGTGAGCTTATTTCCCAGACGGTTAACCATGCCGAATTAACCAACTAATGAAATTAATGGCGTAAACCCGCCGGGCATCCCTTTATCTAAATTCAGGAGAATTGATTATGCGTAATATTGAAACCCTCACGACTAAAACCGGACCGGATGACGCAGGGCTTAATATTTTACTGACAGAGGCTCGTCTGGAAGAACGCCGGGCAAGGGCTGAAGCAATGGCAGCTCGCCTTGATAGTCTGGCGTGTCATATTACATCCCGCCAGCTAAACCACGTCGAAGCGGCAGAACTGCTGCGTGTGACTGCTGAAGCAATCCAGAACGAAGCGCAGGAGATCCACTAATGGCTGATGCAATGGATCTCGTACAGCAGCGCGTTGAAGAAGAACGCCAGCGCCATATCCGTGCTGCCCGTGCCAAAACACCGGGCGTGTCACGCGTACTTTGCATTGAATGTGAAGCGCCAATTCCGCCAGCACGACGCCGCGCCATTCCGGGAGTGCAGCTTTGCATTACCTGTCAGGAAATCGCAGAACTGAAAGGCAAACATTACAACGGAGGTGCTGTATGAGCACCATCCTGAAATGGGCGGGAAATAAAACGGCCATTATGGCAGAACTGAAAAAATACCTTCCTGCTGGCCCGCGACTGGTTGAACCTTTCGCGGGTTCCTGTGCAGTGATGATGGAGACGGATTACCCCAGCTATCTGGTTGCGGATATTAATTCTGATTTAATCAACCTCTATAAAAAGGTTGCCGCTGATTGTGAATCGTTTATATCTCGCGCCAGAGTTTTATTTGAGAACGCAAACAGGGAGATGGCTTATTACAACATAAGGCAGGAGTTTAATTACTCAACTGAAATTACTGATTTCATGAAAGCAGTATATTTCCTGTATCTCAATCGTCACGGTTACCGTGGTTTATGTCGCTATAACAAGAGCGGGCATTTCAACATTCCCTACGGTAATTATAAAAATCCGTATTTCCCTGAAAAAGAAATTCGTGCATTTGCAGAAAAAGCCCAGCGGGCAACATTTATCTGCGCCAGCTTCGATGAAACGCTGGCAATGTTGCACGCGGGGGATGTTGTGTATTGCGATCCGCCTTATGACGGTACGTTTTCCGGTTATCACACTGACGGCTTCACTGAAGATGACCAGTATCACCTGGCATCCGTTCTTGAACATCGGTCATCAGAAGGACATCCGGTCATTGTTTCTAACAGTGACACATCCCTGATCCGTTCGCTGTATCGCAATTTCACTCACCACTACATCAAGGCAAAACGCAGCATTGGCGTGTCAGCTGGCGAGAGTAAATCTGCAACAGAAATCATTGCCACCAAATCAGCTGGGTGGTTTGGTGTCGATTTTGCCAGCGGCTCTGACCGTACCGTTGAGGTACGC